ATTGTAAACACAGTACATGATAGTATAGTCGTAGATGTTCATCCACAGGAGGAAGCATATGTAGTAGAAGTTATTGAAAATACTAACAAATCTTTGCACTCATTAATACTGAAACAGTGGGGTGTTGACTTCAACGTGCCACTGTTACTTGAGGCAAAGATTGGAAACAATTGGCTTGACACAAAAGACTTAACGTGATATAACTGCAAACCTTAAAATGAAGGAGAACATACAAATGAGCTTAACAACTATTGATACAGACAACTACGCAGAGATGGCTAAAGCTATGGGTATTTCTGGAGAAGCGCCAACGAGTAGCAAATCCAAGAGTACTCTTGCACGGCTAAAGATAAACCATACTCCAATCATGGGTACGGCAGAAGTAAATAAGAAGAAGGTTAATGTTGAAGTTGTAGAGGGAGGAACTTATAAGCTGGAGATTCCCGACACAGAGCAGACATACTTCTCATCTGAGGTTAGTATTCGTCCATACATGCAACGCTTTATGTACAAGCGTTTTGTCAAGGGCGTAGGTGATGTGAAGAATGCCTTCATCAAAACTGTGATGGCAGACACGTTGAAGATTGATCTGAAGGACACGTCAGGTAACTTTAATTGTGGCAAACCTGCTGGTTATATTGAGGACTTCAAGGCATTGCCTGAAGATATGCAGAACCTCATTCGTCAGATCAAACGAGTGCGTGTTGTGTTTGGTACAGTAGGAATGGCTAACCCCATAGATGTAAGGGGAGAACCAGTAGAGATTGATGAAGTACCTTTCATCTGGGAGGTTGACAATAGAGAAGCCTTCAAGACTATGGGTGGGCCGTTTCAAACGCTCTTTCAAAATAAGAGACTGCCCGTGCAGCATCGTATCATTGCTACAACGGCAGAGCGTAAGTTGCCTAACGGTAATTCGTATTATGTTCCTGCCGTAGACTTGAACCTCTCAGATACGATCAACATTGAGCAGGAAGATCAGACTATGTTTGCATCTTTTCTTGATTGGATCGCAAGCTACAATGAGTACATTCTTTCGTCATGGAATGATAGCAATAAGATTAGTGACGAACTAAACTCTGCGTGGGACTTACCAGAAGATCAAGCACTTGACATTGTTGAGGAGTTTGTAAACATTGAGGAGACAATGCAATGATCTCCTCCTCTTTGTTACAAGTTATAATTAACTATCTGGCAACAAAACCATACAAAGAAGTACACTCAATGCTCCATGCGGTGCAGCAAGAGGTTGCTCAGTATGAGGCACAGTCACAGGAGAAAGATTTGGGTGACTTAACAGAGGAAGAAAAGTAATGAACCACCCTGCTGAATTGGCGGTGCATCAGTACCTTGAGAACGCAAAAGCTGACGCTACAGATATGTCTGAGGACACAATAGATAAAGTGTGTGAGGATATACGGGCTGCGTTGCACCGTCAATTCGGTAGTTCCTCAAAGAGAGGTGAGTTTAGACCTCGTATGTCAAATGTAGGTCGCCCTGTTTGCCAGCTATGGTATGAGAAAAATAAACCGAATGCAGCCTTACCACGATCAACCACCTTCATAATGAATATGATGATAGGTGATATCGTGGAAGCTGTATTCAAGGCGATACTTACAGAGGCTGGTGTTGACTATGAAGAAAATGAACAAGCTAAAGTAGAGTTTGATGATGGTGTCACTGTGTCTGGCACGGCTGACATCAGCATCAACGGTGCTGTAGATGACATTAAATCTGCATCTGATTGGTCATACCGAAATAAGTTTGCGTCATATGATACGCTATGTGAGCTTGATGCTTTTGGCTACATAGCACAACTAGCTGGATACGCTAAAGGATTAAATAAAAGAGCAGGTGGTTGGTGGGTTGTAAACAAAGCTAATGGAGACTTCAAATATGTACCTGCTAGACTTGACATTGAGGAAGAGTGTAGTAAAATAAATGCTTCTCTAAAGAAGTTAAAAGAGAATGTGTTTGAGCGTTGCTTTGAGGCAGAAACTGAGTACTTTCGTAGTAAGCCAACAGGCAATAAAGTGTTGAGTAAAACGTGTAGTTTTTGTGACTACAAAAAAGATTGTTGGCCTTCGTTACAACAGATGCCAATGATAAAGTCACAAGCAGTTAGTCCTAAAATGGTGGACTATGTTTACATAGAGGATAAGAAAGGAGGAGTAAATGCTTGAAGAACAATCCTTAGAAGAACTACAGGAGACTATTGAATCGCTGTCTACCTCGCTGTCACAGACAGCATCAGAGTTAGCGGCGGCTAAGAAACAGTACAAGGAACGTAAAACAGCGCATTTACGTGAATTATATGAAGCACGTAATGAAACAGACGCAGCCATACGAGATGAGCTACGGGCGTTAAACATGAGTTATAGTCCTACGTATGCTACTCGTGGGTTACGAACTCGCATTTACGTTTAGGTTCTAGTGGACGCACGGCAATTTATAGCTGCGCGTAAGCACGGGTATAGGTCCGGCTTAGAGCACAAGGTTTCCCAATACCTCGACAATCTTTATATTAAGTACAAGTATGAGGCTATAAAAATTGAGTGGGAAGACTTGGCTTATCGGACCTATACCCCCGATTTTGTGTTGAGTAATAACATAATTATTGAAACAAAAGGAATGTTTACTGCTGCTGATAGACGAAAACATTTGTTTATTAGAAGGCAGCATCCAGAGCTTGACATTCGGTTTGTGTTTGAAAACAGTAGACGCAAGCTTAGAAAGGGAGCAAAGTCTACGTATGGTCAGTGGTGTATCAAGTATGACTTTATATACTATGACAAAGTAATACCTGAAGATTGGTTGAAGGAGAAGCGAAAGAAAAAGGTCGGACGATTTATAAAATTCAAAGGAACGAAGAGGAAGCGCAAGTGAAAAGTGAACATATAGATAATGAAGACTTGTTGATACAGGTACGTCCAAGACTAACTGAAAATTTTAGCTGGACAGGAGAGGTAGAAATAAATATAATATCTTCTGATGAATCCTGTTTAGCTAAGGATGAATCGGACGCTCTGCTCTTCTTCTGCCAAATGATATGTGCTTGCGTACCTATATACGATGAGCATGACGAGATACGAAATATGGCAGCATGGCTGGTAAACGAAAAGTATTCTGAAGAGGCAAAGAAAAAGCTCAACGGTGGGCAGAGAAGGGCAGAGATTATAAGTACAGAAAACAATGTTATAAAGATAGACTTTAATCCTAAGAAGGAGAGACACTGACATGCCTACTTTAATGAGATATAATGATGAGTTGCCTAGTGATGTAGAGCGGCAGGATGACGTAAACAATCCGCAACATTACAATACTAATGGACTTGAAACCATTGACTTGATTAAGCAGTCTATGTCAGAGGAAGAGTTCAAAGGTTATCTTAAGGGAAATATACTTAAGTATGTTAGTCGGTATCGCCATAAGCACACCGAAGAGCCAAAGAAGGATTTGCTAAAGGCAGAGTGGTACTTGAATAGGCTATTGAAAGAGTGGTAAAATGATTATAAAAGTTCTGATGACATTGAGTATTGACACCGAAGAATACCCCATGCCTGTTGATGGATACGTGTCTGATGAAGTTGAAGATTCTTTACGTGAACATTTCTACGATGTAGATGGCATGGTGGTTAATAAAATTAATGTTATACAGGAAGGAATAGATAAATGAGTAACGTACTACCCACAAGCTATCAAAATTTCATTGCTATGTCACGATATGCAAGGTGGAATGAGGAGGAAAACAGACGAGAAACGTGGGTAGAAACCGTGTGTAGGTACTTTGACTATATGGAAAGTATGCTGGCAAAGAAGCACTCCTACAAGTTGTCAAAGGAATTACGAACTGAGCTTGAGCAAGCGGTTATAGGACTTGAGATCATGCCTAGCATGAGGGCTGTGATGACAGCAGGGCCAGCCTTAGATCGTTGCAATGTAGGTGCATACAATTGCTCATACCTACCTATAGATAACCCCCGTGCTTTTGACGAGGCAATGTACATTCTAATGAACGGCACAGGCGTAGGATTTAGTGTAGAACGAGATCATGTGGATAAGCTGCCAATCGTAAACGAAACATTTCATCGTAGCAATACAACGATTGTTGTAGATGATAGCCGCATAGGATGGGTAAAGTCTTTGCGTGAAATGATTGCCTGTCTGTATGCAGGACAGATACCTACGTGGGATGTATCACGAGTTCGTCCTGCTGGAGCTAGGCTTAAGACATTTGGAGGTAGAGCATCTGGGCCAAAACCACTTGAAGACTTGTTTCATTTCTGTATTGCAAAGTTTACGGGTGCTGTTGGGCGCAAGCTGTATCCCATAGAATGCCATGATATTATGTGTAAGATTGGAGATGTGGTTGTTGTCGGTGGTGTGCGACGAAGCGCATTGATTTCTCTGTCTAATTTAGGTGATGACCAGATGCGCCACGCTAAGTCAGGAGATTGGTGGGAATATGAGGGTCAGAGAAGTCTAGCGAATAACAGTGTAAGTTACAGAGGCACACCAGAAATGGGTACGTTTATGCGTGAATGGCTTTCGTTGTATGAAAGTAAATCGGGTGAGCGTGGTATCTTTAACAGAGCAGCAGCTAATACACAGGTAGCAAAAACAAAACGGCGAGAGGATGGACATGTGTGGGGTACAAATCCCTGCTCAGAAATTATTCTGCGTCCCTATCAGTTCTGTAATCTGTCAGAGGTGGTAGTGCGGCCTCACGATACCGCTCAGTCTTTAAATAAAAAGGTGAGACAGGCTACCATATTAGGTACGTTTCAGTCTTGCCTTACAAACTTTAAATACTTACGGACTATCTGGAAACGTAATACAGAGGAAGAAAGGTTGTTGGGAGTTAGTCTAACGGGCATCATGGATAACCCACTTCTGTTTTCTAAAGATGGTTTGGCTGGAGTGTTGGAAGACCTAAAGAAACAGGCTGTCTATACCAACAAGGCGTTGGCAAAGCAGTTGGGCATTCCTGTTTCTGCCGCCATAACATGTGTCAAGCCTAGCGGTACAGTGTCGCAGCTAGTAGACAGTGCAAGTGGCATACATGCAAGGCACAGCCCGTATTACATACGTACAGTACGTGCTGATAACAAAGACCCAATGACACAGTTTATGATTGACAGTGGTGTTCCATCAGAACCAGACGCAGGTAAGCCGGAAAGCACAACAGTGTTTAGCTTTCCATTTGCCTCACCGGAAGATGCTATCAGTCGCACAGATCGAACCGCTATAGAGCAGCTAGAGCTTTGGCTTATTTATCAGAGACATTGGTGTGAGCACAAGCCAAGCATCACTGTGACGGTGCGAGAGAATGAGTGGTTAGAGGTAGGAGCGTGGGTGTACAAACACTTCGATGAAATATCGGGAATAAGTTTTCTACCTTTTGACGATCACGTTTATCACCAAGCACCATATCAAGACTGTGATAAAGAAGAATATATGAAACTGCAAAAGGTAATGCCTAACACTATAGATTGGGAGCGCCTTGCAGAGTATGAGAAGGAAGACACTACTACTGGAACACAGGACTTAGCTTGCAGCGCAGGTGTTTGTGAAGTAGTGGATATACAGGCAGCATAGGAGTATTCAAATGCAGGAAGTAGAAATAACACTTGACATGATTGACAAGGCACGAAGCAAATCTACAGAGATGGGAGTGCTTAAGAACTCTATAATTCGTGGCAACGGAAACATAGCAGGGTTTGTTGGAGAGCAGATAGCTTTGCAATGTCTGGGAGGTGAGTGGCAGAACACGTATGAATACGATATACTTATGCCAAATGGTAAGCGCATAGATGTCAAGACAAAACAAACATCTGTTGCTCCTTTGCCGGAGTATGATTGCAGTATCGCCAAGTTTAATACAAAACAAAAGTGTGATTCCTATGCCTTTGTTCGTGTCAAGAAAGACTTGACAATCGGATGGTACTTAGGTACAATTGCTAAAGATAGTTTCTTTGACAAGGCAAGGTTTATGAAGAAGGGAACTGTTGATCCAAGTAATAACTACAAGGTTCAAGCCGACTGTTACAACTTAAAGATTAAGGACTTAGAGAATGGCACGTAGCAAACGATACTATGAGAAGTACTCTGTTCCTCCACTCAGACTACAGTTTGAGAGAGGCTATAAAGCATTTAAGGAAAAGAGACAGTGGGTAAAGAAACTTAGTTCGGGTGCTACTGTGATTACAACATCCAACCCGTACCCTCATTATACTATGCAAGCAAAGGAGTGGCAGCGTGGATATGATAAAGCATACTTTGAGAACTTGAATGAACTTAGCAGACGAGGCTAGAAAATTTATGGATAAAAAGGGAAGTAGCTTGACGTTTGACGAATATCAAAAGGAAGCAAAGAAGACGGCCATCTATCCTAAGAGTGTTGGTGTTATGTATCCAGCATTAGGATTGACAGGTGAGGCAGGAGAGGTTGCAAACAAAGTTAAGAAGATCGTGCGAGATGGTTATGCAAACTCACCTCCTGATTGGAGAGAACAAGTGTCGCACGAATTAGGAGATGTATTGTGGTACTGTGCTGCACTGGCATCCGACTTAGGATTATCATTAGGAAGAATAGCTAAAGAAAATGCAAACAAACTATCAGGAAGACAACAGCGAGGAACTCTTGGAGGATCAGGAGACAACCGTTAAAAAAATAACGCCGTATAAGGATGTAAGCTGGTACATTAAATGGTGTGCCAGCTTTCTTCTTATCGGCGCTGCAATTATAAGAGCAGCAGAGGTGCTGCACTTTATGGATGTGTTACTTAGCTGTATGGGTACAGCTATGTGGGGCTACGTAGGATACATATGGCATGACAGGGCGTTGATACTGATCAACACCGTAGCCTGTGCTATACTGTCAGTGGGATTAGTACGTATGCTTATTTAGTTTCGACCACCTCTTCTACCAATCCTATTCCAAGCTTGAGCAATAAGTAAAAGTTCCGATATATCATCTATACTGGACGTAGATGGTGCTCTCCCGTACTTATCAAAAAATTTATCCTTTGACACATCCCGTGCGTTTTTTGAAAGGCGTTTAAACTTAAAGTACTGCGAAACTAAACTATTTGAATTTGTTTCAGCTTTCTGTACTTCAGCACGTGTAGTTGATAACATATTCTGTAATATAGTTTTTTGTTCAGTTAAGGAGTAATTATTTTGTTTTCCTAACGCCATAACTTGATTAACTATATTTGGCACATGGTCATTTAAGTATTCATTTATCTCAGAATCTATACTGCCTATGCCTGTTTGCCCTCCGATTATGTAGTCTTCTAGCCCTAAATCTTTCAAGTATGCTTGCTGCTCTGTGTCGGGTTCAAATAGGGAAAAACCTAAAAAGTTTAGTAAGGGTGGCCCCCGTTTCGCAGCGTCTGGACGAGAGGGAGAAACTCGCTCACGAATCTTTTGAGACTCTAGTTGCTCTATCTCTCTAGCAATCTCCATAAACCGTTCTGGAGTAAGGCCAGCTTCTGTTTCCTGCTCTTCTATTAATCTATCAATTGTTTGTTTTATATCTTTATTATTGGTTAACCCAAACCCCTTTACCTTAAAAGGTCTGGCAAACCCCTTTGCAAAAGCATCCCAATTATCGTAACTAGGATCGGGCTTATGATCCTCAAAAGATAAGTCGGGATCGTAATGTATAGCTCTAGCTAAATCAACACCCATAGTAAAAGGCTGTAGGAAACTAGCTCCTACCTCACCTATAAGTCCTCCTACAGCAAGTGCTCCTGCCCTATCCCAATCAAGCCCCTCATCTTCAAGAGCGGAAAGTAGAGAACCAGTAACACCGTCGATTAATTGGTTAGGTCTAAAACCTGTTCCTGTAAGAACTTGAATTGCTTCTCTCTTAGTTATTGGCATAGGATCACCAGCTAGAAATTTTTTAGTGGCTTCTGCTATCATCAGCATTTGAGGCATAAAGAAAACTGGACCTATATTAAGCTTTTTTCCTGCAAGTAGTATCTCGTCATAAGCGGCTCCAGCAAATTCACTATTTCTAAATTGCCAAGCTGTTGTAAGAGCTAAAGCACCTGTTATATTAGTAGCAATTTGTCGAGATACGGCGGCTCCAGACTGCCTATCCTTTAACTTTCTTCCTGCAAACGCCATTCTTGCTAACGCTATAGGAGCACCTGCTCCCATGTTGCCTAAAAGTTCCATTGATGTTATCATATAGCGCGGAAAAGGAGTTGCAAATGTACCAAAGAATTTTGTCACACCTTGATTAAGCCATTTACCAAATGCAGTTTGAGGTGATCCAGCATAGGTTGCCCTTAATGCTCCTTCAGTTGCCTCTTCCACAATATCTTCAAAACGTAATAAACTATTTTTCTTTAAGTCCGCAGCGTTATTAAGATAATCATCCATTCTGCCACTCAAAAGACCTTCAATTAAATCCTCATCCCACTCTTTCTTTACAAGCCGCATCATCTCACCCATAAAATGAGACTCTCTAAATATAAACTCCTGAAATCTATTTGGCGCATTAAGAGTCCACGTTAATTCCTCTCCCTCTGTAAGTATAGCATCAGCAATTTTTCCTGCTCTTGTAGTTGGAGGAGGAACATCTGTAATTTGCTGAATTTCATTATAGTTTTGATAAAACCTTCTATACTTAGTTTTAAATTCATCCTGACTTAACAATAGTCTTGTAAGATTCTGAATATCTTCTGCACGATTATACCTGTCAAGTAAAAGTCTTGTCTGACCAAAACTGTATGTCCACTCTTCACTCATTCCGATAGGAAGACGAATATTTAATCCTTCTCCCACTCTGTTCAAAGGAATAAATAAGTTTGTGCCTCTTTCTAAACCTAATGATATCGGCATCAACTCTTTATAAGCCTGTTTTAAATCTCCCTTTCCTAAAGAGACAAGTGTTTCTGTAAACACATTTGTTAAACCCTCAAATGGTGCTCTTATAAGACCACTTTGAAGGTTTCTAGATGCTGTCTTAAATGCAGATACCAATAAACCACGCCTCATATTTTCAAGCCTACGTACACCTCTGATAAATGCAGTTTCTTGATCTATCATGGCTCTCATGGCTAAAAATTCGTCATCGTTTGCATGAGGCGCTTTTTTAAATCTATTAAAAGGTCTGCTTATAGTTGCCAAAGTTTTACCTGCTGAAGAATAGTTTGAGTAAACCATAGCAGCAAAGGTGGGAAAATCTATTCCAAACTTATTTACAGATGATAGCATATCTCGTAAAACAGGATCATCCAAAT